CGCTTATGGTGACTTTGGCGGAGGTATGATAGAGTACCCGTCATGTCGCCTCAATCTATTCTTTCCAACTAGGAAGCAGACATGCAAGCGTCAGGTAGTGCATCCATTCTGGGCAAAGACAGCAGCACAAGTGCAGTCGGAAGTATAGTCTAACGCCCGTGTGGGAGTCATTCGTTGCCAAGTGATATTCATAGCAAGAGAGCGCACTTATACACTATCCAAGACCTAGCTGAGTACCATCCTCCTGCCAAACAATCTATCATACATGATGGAGTACTAGACCTCGGCACCCGCCTTATGCTCTTTGGTGAGGCAGGAACATGGAAGTCCAACCTCGCTATCCACGCAGCTTACTGTATAGCCGTAGGGCGTAGGTGGCTAGGGTTCAATACTTCTCCTGCCAATATCCTCTATGTCCAGGGGGAGATGACTTTGGCGCACACTAAGGAGAGGATTGAGAAGTACTGTACAGGTACAAAGAATATATTCCTATCCAACCTAGGCAGTATCCCTGCCAAGGCAGATGACATCTCCTACCCCCCACATGTAGTAACAGAAGCAATAGAGTTCTTACACCTCGACGAGTCCTCAGGCTATGAGTCAGTCAAGCAAGACATCATTGAACTCATCCGCACCTTCCCTCGCCGTCCAGTAGTACTCATCATAGACCCATTCTACAAGGTCTTTCGCCACGACCTGATTAAGGCGGATGAGGTCAAGTACTTCCTAGACAACATGGACTTACTCAGGCTAGACAAGTCCATTGTAAGTGCGTGTGGAGGAGTCAGCATCATCCTTATCCATCATGCAAAGAAGCCTACGCTAGACCGAGACGGGAATCCTATCTCTGCTGGTACTTCTGATATGTTTGGTTCTGCTGGTCTAGACTGGTGGGCGGATACTATTATGCGGACTGAACTTGAGGAGCATGATGAAAGCAAGTCCACTATCAAGATTGCATTTACCAAGCATAGCCGAGTATCGGCAGGCTACTTGCCAAAGGAGATAGTTGCCAGATGGGATAAGGAGTTACTCCACCCTCGCATACTGTCGCGACGGATGCCACAGTTTCCAGAGGAGGAAGTTGAGAACCGAGGCGACCTGAATATGATGATGTATGAGTAGAGTTTGAGAAGCCAGCTGAGTGTGAAATAAATTATCCATAAGACATTAATCATATAGCTTAATTTAATCGGTAGGAGCAAAGGAGGAGGCATGAAGATCAGTGAGTACTGGCTAGAAGCAGCCATAAGCTGCGAGAGTGGGCTGTACCTGGCACGAGCAGTGAAGGCAGAGCAGCGAGAGTTAACCGAACCTGTTACAGAACCTGACTGGTCAGGAGTGAATACTATAGTGGAGGCAGAGCGGCAGCGGACAGGAAGACAGCTAATCAGAGTAGTTGAGCGCATCTTGGAATATAAACAATCCAATTGACTAATGTATTAGCGATAATTGTTTTTACATGTTTCTGGGCGTTGACACCTAGAGCTACTGCATGGTATGATAATCAGGTCACACAAGTAAATGGATAGCGATGGCCTGAGTGGAAGGAGGAGAGATTGAGACAGTCATAATCATAGGCATCATCATAGCAGTACCAATTCTGGTAGCCGCAACACTAAGCTTACTGCAAGGAGAACGCAGACATGACGCAAGAAAAGCTCATCACAAGCAGAAACCTAGTGGACTCTGACATTGGGCCACTACGAAGGCTCACAGGCATCCTAGACTCGATGCCGACAGAGAACAAGCCAGAGGACAAGACTAGGGGGTACAAGGCCAGCATCCAGGTTGTGCTGAATCTGAAGGACATAGAAGTCCTAGAGGCAGTAGAGCCATACCACTTCCCCATCTTCACCACTCGCCCATTTACCCTGTCCAACAGGAAGAAGAGCATGTGGGGAGTGCTGGCAGACAGCTTCAACCAGATAGCAGACATGCAGTACACCAAGGAGCAACTAGACCCGACCAACCCGAACTACATCAAGCCAGGCGCCAGGACTGACATCTCCGAGACCGTCGGCAAGAGAGTCGGCCTAGTCGTGGCAGATGGAGAGGATGGCAGACCCAAGCCGCCTGAACTCTTTGACAGTAGAGCCAATAAGGGCAAGGGCGGAGATGCTCCCAGGCCCACCTGGATGTTCTACATGATAGAGGGCATCGGGCAGGTCGGAGTGCAGGGAGTGACCCCACTAGAGAAGGCCATGCAACTGCTAGATGGGCACACCCTAGCAGAGTTCAACGCACTGGCAATGGCAGAGCAGCTAGTTAGAGGAGATGTGCAGTTGCTCCAGTCCATCGGAATGCCACCAAGTGCAAAGGCAAGCTTCTCGAGCACGATGCTCGCCAGTAAGCAGTTCACCAGAGATACCAACGAAGTGTTCCACCGCATCCTGCCTGTTGGATAGGACAGACAACTGTACGCGCAAAATTGGCCTGTGCGCCGCCCACTAGTGAGAACCAGGCATGAGAATCATTTTGGTGGGGAAGTGTACGGTGGCCTAGTTGATACGGCGGCTAGGCTAGGAATGTTAAGGAGGTATACAGTTGAGGCGAGTTGAGAATCCAGCACTTAAGCGAAGAATCCTCACACATCTGGCGTCGTTGTACAAGATAGGTGAGACTCGCGAGCCAAATCATCTATCCACCTACGTATACTGCCGCACTAGGGCCTTCCTCGACCAGAAGCAGACAACAGTAGAACCTACTGATGATGAGATAATGCTGTTTGCAATTGGGTATGGACTACAAGATGTACTCACTCCTAAGTCTGCCAAGACTCCAGTGTATGAGGGCGAGGGCATCATCTATAGGCCAGATATGAGTTTCCAACTAGCTCCTGCAGAAGTGGAGCAGTTGGTCGAGTTGAAGACCACCAGGAAGTCGGCCAAGTATCACTTCATGGACGAGCAGATTCCAGAGACTTGGCTAGAGTACATGATGGGAGGGTGCCATCTGAGAGGTACGACGCAGTATGATTTGATAGTGCTCTATATGATGGGCAACTACGCGCCTCCATTTCCACAGATGTACTCAGATACGTTCTTCTTCAACGAGCCAGAAGGATGCGAGGAGGAGATAGAGAGAAACTGGCTTGAGTTGCTAGAGCGTAAACGCATACTTGACAACGCACTGGCCACTGGCCAGATACCAACCCCCTTCCAGCACTGCCGCACCTGGGAGTGCAAGTATTGTATGTACAAGCTAGTCTGCACTACCATTGCCCAGGCACAGGGACTGCCTATTCCGGAGGAGAAGAAGTAATGGAGCTTGATGATGTCCTCGGTATCGTCGCCATAGTAGGAGAGGAAGGTACTGGCAAGACCAGCATGGCTCTGTCCTTCCCACGCAAGATAGTTCACTTCGATATAGATGTAGGAGGATTCAGGCGGGCGGCATGGAGGTTGCCAGATGAGGTAAGAGTCAAGATGCTTTCTGCCTCTGACCTACTGGCCAATGCAGATGCCAGCCAGTATGACATCATCTCCAAACCTTATCCCAAGCCGCTTCAGTTGGAGAAGCTGCTCGGACAGCAGGTGGAGAAGGTCAGCAGCAGGATGCTCGTCAAGTTTCCCAAGAAGGTCGAGGGGATGAAGGAGTTGTGGCAGACGATAGTCATAGACTTCGTGGCAGCATGTCAGATGCCAGAAGTAAGCACTATAGTGTTTGACTCTGCTACTCTCCTATGGAACATCACACACAACTCCGTGCTGCAAGAGGCCCAGGAGCGCCAGTTGTACCGTTGGCAGATAGACCATAAAGGCCAACCATTCGACGAGAATGACTTTAGAGAGAGGCTACAGGCAATAGAGTATGGACCTGCGAATGAGAAGATAACGCAGTTGTTCCATACTGCTAGGTCGTTCGGTAAGAATCTTATCCTGACCCACTACCCCACAGATGCCTATGGCCCTATGCCAGATGGTAAGGGAGGATTCGTAGATGGGAAGACAGGAGAGAAGATTCTAGATGGCTACAAGAGCACAGGGAAGTTGGTAGATGTCGTACTGTGGACAACAGTGAAGGAGCAGAACAAGGTAAAGACACTTATTGCCAAGTTCACAAAGTGCGGCGTAGAAGGCATGGGGCTAGGCGCAGTTGGAATGGAGATACCCGCTAGCTTCGAGGGGATAGTGAACCTGAGGAGGCTATTGAGAGGAGGGAAGTAGCATGAACTGCCCAAAATGCGGCACACAAATGAAGTCAGTAGAAGATGAACATGGAAGGCTCCTGTGGCATTGCATCAAGTGTGAGCAGGGTTATGAGGTAAGTTATGGAGAGTTTGTTGCTACTGCCACCACAAGTGACTTCTAATGCCAAAGCTCTATGTAGGTACTAACTCCTCATACATGGCCTATGTGCTAGAGGACGGGGGTAGTGGATACAGCAGAGTACCACTAGGCCATAGCAGTATGGATATGGAGTACATAGCAGTAATGTACGCCTTGAACGAGTACTTCCTAAAGTGGAACAAGGAATTGGATGCAAGGCAAGAGGAGATAGACAGGGAGACTGGGGAGTACTATCGAGTGGCTACTCCAGCACAGCAGACCCCAAGACCACTGCCTCCGCCAGTGATGGTGTGTGCATCTGATGAGACAGTAGTTGCACAGTTACGACATGAGTACTACATAGTTAGCAAGTCACTAAGGAAGCTAGCGCAGCAAGTTTGGCAGATGACGCAGAACGTCGAGGTCAAGTTTGAGTGGGTAAGCAAGGAGCAGAATCTAGCAAGGAAGTTGCTACTATGACCCGCTACCTCGTTGCCACTCCTAGCTACGAGACATTGGAGGGCGGAATGTACGACCCTCCAGAGTACGGAGCAGATGTTGAGGAGGTTGAAGCAGACACACCAGCCAATGCCAAGGCCGAGGCAGTCAGGCGTTGGCGCATCAAGGGGCCACTACGCTACTGCTACGATAAGAACCCATTCAAGGGCCTAGAAGTTATAGACATTGAAGAGCTAGAAGAGGAGGCTATAAGTGATTATCAACAACTCGGAGAAGCAGGTTCTGATGGAGAGGCGGGATATTGACTACATCCTGCCTCAGTACATCCGCAGCTACCTGTACTACACGAAGAACCAAGACCCAGAGGAGATAGTCTTCCCCATGTTCCACTCAGTACGGCACCCACTAAAGCCTACAGTAATGGTGCCTATCAGATGGGTGCCAGAGCTAGATATCCTGGCGCAGGAGATTGAGGCGGACGGCAGTAGTGTGCCTGAGGCGACAGAGGCACAGGTGGCAAAGGCAGATGAGAAGGATGAGGTGATACGGCAGTTGAGAGAGGAGATTGCCAACCTACTTGGCACTCCAAGTGACCATCCCGAAATCATACCTCCAGCACCCAGTGCCGAACGCCTACCTAGGCAGCCAGAGCATCCTGCCAGCGGCAGTCCAGACGAGATGCATCCACGCATTAAGGATGACCTGAAGCAGACCAAGGCAGACCTGCGGCCAGAAGCAGATATAGATGAGAGCAAGCAGAAGCCATATGATAAGAGGGTAAAGAGAGGGGCAGGAGGAGAGCCAGTAGTGGAGGAATAGGAAAGTGCTATTCACCGACTCCAATGAACCACAGGAGCTAGTTACTCTCCTGAGGCAGTCCTGTCCAGTAGTAGCAATACCTCTCAACCTAATTCACTGCTCTGACTACATGTTCGCCAACTATGAAGGCAAAAGGTTCCAGTTCAGTCGCAAACAGGCGGGGGAGTTGGTAGGCAATCTGGATGAGGCTGAGGACCAACTGCGGGACTACTACAATCAGGCGGAGGCGAACTTCCAGATAGTGGAAGGAATCATCAGCCCAACTCCTCTATACATGCAAGGCAAGGCCATTCCACTCAGTGACCACTCGGATAGTAGAGTAAGTAGCCGCGACCTAGGTGCCAAGCTATACTGCTACCAGGTAGAGCCAAGTGGATTCATTGAGAGAGGACATAGCTTCTCGGCTATTAGTGCAAGTATCCTGTATGCCTGGATACATAGATTGGCAGAGGCAGGCATCACCACTTACTGGACTGTGAACTGGACTGAGACTGCAAAGTTGTTGTCAGTCATCTACCGCAATGAGCAGAAGCCGCCTGAGGAGCACCACACACTGAAGAGAGTTATCAGGCCTCGGATACTGGTCAAGGATGCCGAGCCATTTATGAAGGCGATACTGTTTCTCTCCGCTGCATACAAGTTGGATATTGGAGAGAAGAAGGCAGCAGTGCTATTCGATAGGTTTGTCAACATACTAGACATGGCTATGGCAGATGTGAGTGAGATAGCTGCGCTGGAAGGATTTGGAAGTAGAACTGCTGAGAAGTTACTCAGTGCGCTAGGGAGGACGCTCTAATGTTTAAGGATAACTGGAAGTTCGCCCCAGGCTTTCCAAGAGATGAGAACGGCTGGATACTCTTCCCCTCCGATGTGGAGTACCGTAAGGAGATATTCCCACCAGAAGTGAACCAGCATAGTGCCAAGGCCAATGTGCATCTGATTCAGGCGTGCATAGACTATGTATCTAAGGCTGGAGATAGACTGCTAGACCCCTTCGGAGGGACAGGGACACTGATGATAGGAGCACTCGCAGGCAGAGATATAGTGCTTATAGAGATAAGCCTAAAGTTCCACGCCCTGCAACAGCAGACACTAGAGAAGTTAGAGGAGATAGCCCCAGGGGCCAGTAGCCATATCACACTCATCAATGCACCTTTGCAGGCTATCCTTCCAATACCAGACTTCGCAGACCACATAATATTCTCACCTCCTTATGCCTCGATTATGAGGTCAAAGGGGACTGACAAGTTGACGCAGGAGAAGACTGAATACGATATGGCGGAGTACAGCCAACATCCCCTCAACATAGGCTTGATGTCGGACTTCATCTGGGGCCAGGAGATGGAGAAGGTATACAAGAAGTGCTTCGAGACACTAAAGGCGGGAGGGACTATTACGGTCATAGTCAAGGACCATTATGAGAAGCAGAAGGGAGGCGAGAGGAAGCGGATACAGCTATCGCTATCTGCGTGGAGTGCGTGTCAGTTAGTAGGATTCAGGCCACATAGTTGGCTGAAGTGGAAGGCGCTAGGAAGTGTCTATAGTCACATCTACCGTGCTAGAGGGTGGGAGGTAGTTGATGACGAGGACATACTAGTATTGCAAAAGCCATAGGAGGAAGCATGGTACAGACACATTCCGCAGTTACAGAGTGCTGGTACTGCCATGAGACGCTCCTAATACTAATGGAGATAAAAGGACAGAAGTTTCATAGATGCAATACTTGTGGGGCTACAACAGTTGCACTACTGCCAAAGCAAGACATGCCCATACTACCCCTAGCATCTATGGAGTATCATAGGTGGCTAGGAGAGCATGGGCATGTAGCAAGGCATCCGTAGTGGGCACTTACTACAGCGGCTTCCCAGACGCTAACCCAACGGATAGATTCCAGTTCTGGCTAGACCGCCCACCATCTGCAATAGTGCTAGATGTAGAGACTATCAGTCTGGACGAGAAGCACCCGCTAGGTTTTGGAATTGCAGTCGGACCAGACGAGGCTTTCTACTTCGACTTGCAAGAGCCAGATGAGGACAAGCTCAAGGCAATTACTCCCTGGCTACAGGATATCAGAATCAGGAAGTTGGCCCACAACTGGATGTTCGATATGGCAGTGTTCCCACTGATTCCAGTTGTAGGGAAGACGCTAAACAGAACTAACCTTTGGGACACTAATGTGGCTGCGAGGCTGCTAGGATACCAGGAGACTGCACTGCCCATGCTTGCAATGGAGTTGTTCCAGGAAGAAATCGCGAGCGCCCAGGATATTCTACATAAGCACAGTGCCGAGACCATGATGGGAGTACCAAGGGCGGAAGTAGCTACCCACTGCCTGTCAGATGTCAGAATATGCTACAGGCTATATCTGTTATGGAGAGAGAAGATAGAGCAGCAGTATCACGAGTACTTCCAAGTTGAAATGAGAGTTATCCCAATACTCATAGACATGAGCATGAGGGGAGTAGCAATAGACCATGCAGCTAGGCAAGAGCTTGTAGAGAAGTACACAAAGGAGATTGAGTTCTATCGAGAACAGTCACAGGCTTACGGGATAGAGAATCCTGGGAGTGCACAGCAAGTTGGCTACATGCTAGGAAAGAGAGGCAACTTTCTCCCGTTGACTAGAAGCAAGAGGCAGTTGTCCACTAGAGAGGCAGACCTAGAGTTCTTAGACGACCCGATGGCCACAGTCATTCTAGGATATAGGCATAATTCCAAGTTCAAGAGCACCTACCTAGACCCTATGGAAGGTGCAGATAGGTTCTATACAGAGTACTACATGGATACAGTAGTGGGGAGATTGAACAGCAGGAACAGAAACATACAGAACATCCCAAAGGATGCTAGGTACATGATGCTACCTGACCACGGGGTGTTTACGACTGGTGACTACAGCCAGGAGCACCTTTATATTCTGGCACAGGTTAGTCAGGACAGAGATATGCTCAAGGTGATGTACCATCCTGACAAGAAGAAGAGAGACATCCACCTGTACACAGCAGAGAAGATGGGAGTGACTAGGCCATTAGCCAAGACGCTGAACTACGCAGTTGTGTACGGCGCTACGGCCAAGGTAGTCAGTGAGCAGGCGAAGATAAAGGATACTCGCAGATGCCAGAGGCTAATAGAGGACTGGTTCCGCACTTTCAAGGGTGCAGCAGATTGGATTAGAGGAGCGCAGGAGGAAGGACTGAGGACTGGGTGGGCACTACCTACTCTGTTCAAGCGCAAAATCAGGCTGCCGCTAGAGAATGATGATGCAATGAAGAGGAAGGCAGTTAACTATCCCATCCTCGGCAGTGATGGAGAAGTTATCAAGCGGGCTATCCTGCTGTGCCAGAAGAGAGGCTTGGGGCCTCCAGTAATGGCAATCACAGTACATGACAGCATCAGTTGGGATGGAGATGTGGCAGACAGGCTGCCAGTGGAGGAGCTAGAGCACATACCTGGATACCAGGTGCCATTTGAAGTAAAGCAGACGTTGAGATGGGAGTAGAGGAGTGAGGATATACGTTGCAGGCCCCTACACAAAAGGTGGTGTTGCAGTGAATGTACGTAACGCAATTCTAGCAGGTGAGGCACTTGTTCAGAAGGGACATACTCCATTTATCCCACACCTGACGCACCTCTGGCACATAGTTATTCCCCATGATGTGCAGTTCTGGTACGACTACGATATGCACTGGCTTAAGGAGTGCGATGCACTGCTACGCATACCTGGGGAGTCTATAGGTGCAGATAAGGAAGAAGCATTTGCACTTCTTCACCGCTTTACTGTCTATCATCACATAGATGAAGTTCCCCAGAAGACAATTACAGAAGTCAAGGGAGGCAGAGATGACTAGGGACGAGACTGTAGAGGCAATCAGGCAGGCACTTAGCAGAGACCGGACAATCTCCTGGCTCAGTTCGCTATTGCGAAAGTGGAACAGCCTCCAGGGATTCAAGTGTGGTTGGGATAATGTGCCAGAGAAGTTGATGCTAGTAGTCACAGAGCTGGCCGAGGCGATGGAGGCGTATAGAGAGAAGAATCCTACAGGAGAGACCATTATCCACTTCGAGGAAGAGCTTGCAGATGTGGCTATCAGACTGTTTGACCTGTGTGGAGGGCTAGGGATAGACCTGAGGAAGGCAATAGCAAGTAAGATGGAGAAGAACTTCCAGCGACCTTACCTGCATGGGAAGACACTGTAGGAGGAACCTATGAACACTAAGGATACTGCACTCAAGGCGATAGAACTAGCAAAGCATATACGCACTGAGGCCGATAAGTGTGAAGCTGAAGGTTTCCATGTCTCGGCCATATTGAAGCGAGACTACGCAGACAGCCTAGAACATGCTGCCAGGAAGTCGTTAGATAAATAAGAGGGCCAGACCCTCGACCTGAGCCTAGCCCTCAATAGGAGGCCTGCCTCCGCCGGCAGGCTATGTAAGTTGTTGGCCCATAGGGAGTTGTCTTAAGGAGGCAAGCACGTGAGATGGAAAGAATACATTAGGCAACTAGTCAGTATCGGCAAGCAAGTAGCAAAGTTTCGTTTAAGGAGAGCCAAGTCCCACGACCCGAACTTAGACCTCCACAGGAAGCATGGCCACCGTTAGCGGGTACAGTCCAGCTTACTGGTTAACATAACGCATTATCCAAACTGGTTCTGCTACCTTCACTATGTAAGTCGCTGACTCATCGGTAACTGACGAACGCTGCCCATAGTGAAGTCTCCTATCAACTGCTTCCTATCCTGCCAGATGGAGAAGACTTCATTCCTCCGCTCAGTAGCCTCAGTACGATAGCGGTCAGCCGTCAGCAAGTATGCACTGGCCTGTTCCGCGTAGGCAGATGCAGCGGCTTGGTACTGGGCAATCTCAGCAATTCTGGCCTCAGCCTCCCGAGAGAATCCTGCCGCTATAGAGACATAACCTTGCGCCTTGGCAATGTAGCGGTCTGCCTCGGCCAGATACGTCTCCGCCTGCCTCACAAAGGTAGCAGAGATAGCTATGTAGTCTTGAGACTCAGAGATATACTGCGCCGCCTTTGCTAGACGCTGAGAGCACTCAGTAAGGAAGTTACCAGATATACCTTGGTACTGAGCAGATTTCTGCAGGTAGATGTTTAGCTTCTCAATGACTGCGGATGCATTCTGGAAGAAGCCCACTGCTACCGCCACGTAGCCTTGGGACTGCTCGATGTAGGTACGCAAGTTGGCCAGACGTTGGACGGCTTCAGTCGCATAGGCCATAGCAGCATTTACACGAAGTTGGCCTTCCTGACCGTAGGTAGTGCGGAGATTCTCATATGCAGTAATAATCTCTCTAGAGGCGCGAGCAAACTCGGCGTACGTCTGAGGTGTTCGCTCACTCTCACCACCAAGAGTTACAGTGTTGAGGAAGGCATCTCCATCCTCCAGGTACTTCTTGATGCTAGGAGCAGAGGCACCAGCGGCGTAGTTCGCAGTACCCATATAGCTATTGAGCAGGGCCTTAGCGTCAGTAATGTCAGTCGCTGCTACTGCATCTGCATAGGCGTTGGCAGCATCGAGGGCAGTGTTGATGGCAGTTCGTAGAGCCACTATGTCAGTAGTAATGGCGGCTAGAAGGCCCGCCGCATCGGCGGCAGAGTTATTGTCGAGGTACTTCTTCAGGCCATTTAGAGCAGTATTTACAGCAGTCAGGTCGTCACCCATGCCTGCCAGCATACCAGCTGCATCTACAGAAGAGTTGTTGTCAAGGTACTTGATAGACTTGGTAAGAGCATCCTCCACGGCGGTGAAGACAGAAGTCAGGCTAGTTAGAACTCCTACCGCATCCACTCCTGTATTGTTGTGAAGGTACTTATTGGAATTGGTGAGAGCAGTCCCAGTATCAGTGAATACAGTAGCTAGGGCCGCCAGAGCTAGGACTCCAGCAGCATCGGCAGCAGTGTTGTTATCTAGATACTTCTTGATATTAGTAAGAGCAGTGACAAGATTAGCATGGGCGTCGCTGGCAGAGGTTAGAGTCGTGCCCATACTGGTCAAGGCAGTCTCGGCGGCTAGGTCCTGCTTCAAGGCATAGATGAGTAGTGCGTAGGCAGTAGCCGCCATCTCGATAGTCGGCTCCAGGAACTCTGGAATAGAGCCTGGAGTGTAGTCATTAGGCACCTGGTGTTCGGCGTCGTAGTAGAGGCGCAGATGGTCATGCTGACCTAGAGTATCCTGGGAGTCTGCCTCACCTCTACCCTCAATAACCAGGTAGCGACCAAAGATACTGGCGGGGACAAAGGACTGCGGCACATCACCCACTGGATACTCTACTCGCTGGAGACGGATAAAGTCAGCCAGAGCAGAGAGGTCTATTCCAACTTCATCCTTGGTATAGGAGATGAGGTAGGCAGTAGCAGCAGCTAGGCTCCCGCCTGCCTTTGGTTGTATCTTCCCATTGGAGTAGTCCATGATGTAGTCAGTGTTGCGAGCATAGGTAGTAGTGCCTGCCGCGTTCTCCACTGTTTCAGATGCCTTCTTGATAGGCTTGTAGGTCAGGCTGACCCAGGCGGCAGTAAACAACCCATAGCCAACAGATAGTGTGTCGGCGGCACCAGAGCCTGCGTTGGAAGTCATCTCGACCTCATAGACGTACTTGAACTCCTTCTTGCCTATGATGGTCTTGCTATCTCCTCTGCTATAGTGGAAGATTTCAGTCTGGGCCACCTCATCTCTATCCATACCTCGGATAGTGAAGGTGACGCCATAGGTAGAGTTGTTGGCATCCGTGATAGTCAGAGTCAGCACCCGAGGCTTGTCTGGCTGGCCCGCGATAGTCAGCAGTGCAGGCGCCGACACATTGATATCTGCCGCAGATACTATGGCAGCTAGGCTAGTAGTGGCAGGCGAGGTCCAGGACTCATCTGTCACAGTAGGGTCAATGACAGTCTCATACAGCTTCTCTCTAGGTAGGAAGCGGGAGAGGTCTGCCACTGCCCGCTCAATACAGCGGTCTAACTCCGCGTTGCTCCAAACCGCGCCGCTGTCCTTCAGGTCCAGGCGTAGGGCAGCCCGAATGGCTACTCGTGTCTTCCCACCCATCTGTGTTACCTCCTCAACTGCTCCCATATGCCCAGTAGAATGAATCTACCTCTAGCCCACCCTGCTACTGCTGCTGTTACTGAAGACCCCTGCTTCGCACTGCTCCGCAGCCCTTCCTCCCCCCTCCCCATATTGTGAATACTGTACTCCTACAGCTTCCGCCTGATTGTTACTGCAGCGCCTATGATTATGATGTCATCTGCGCCTGCGCCAGTTGTACCTTTTATCTCTAAGTAGTAGAAATGGTCATCATCTACAACTGTCTCATCATCTGGGTTAGCTACCGCATCTACGACTCCATCTGTAGTTACCTCCGAGATAGCGCCATTAGTGATGTCAGTCATAGTAATTGGGTCGGCCAAGTTCGCCTTGACCAGCTTGCAGTTCAAGACTACTAATGTCTCCTTGATTATGTTACCTTTCAGTATATAGGTCTGGATGACATCGCCTATCTTCAGAAAGTTTAACCGTATGTAGAGTTCCTCCAGAGTGCCACCTACTGGAAGGTGCGCGCCTTCTCGTGCCGCAACCCACTGGGCTGCACTAGTCTTATACTCAAAGCCATTGACCTGGAATGTTCTCTGCACATAGTCGGCAGTGCCAAGGTCAGTGCCCTCCACTGTCTCTACCTTCAGATTCATCTTGGCTGCAGTGATAGTATCGCCAGTAGCGACCGCTGTACCAGTACCCATATCTAGTCTCCTTCCTCCATCTCCCTATACTCCATACGCCGAAAGGCCATATCGGTGCGTTCCGTACTTTCCGGCATGGAGGGCAACTACGGTCAAGTCAATTTGACCTGTCCCAATAGTCCCTGGTGGCATGAAGAAGCTCCTCCGCTCCAGGTCATGCCAGTTGGTTCTATCTGCTCTAGCAGGTTGTGGTCTGCCAGGCTTTATATCTCTCATCTAAACAGCCCCTTTGTCCAGTCCCAGACACGTCTAGCTAGACTGGCAGGCGGCACAGGTGTCGGCTTTGCGACAACCTTAGCTCTCTCTATATGCGCCTCAGTCCCCGCCAAGTACTCTCTCCAAGTGGATGCTCGCCATACTCCTGCGTCCTGCCTAGCAAGAGTAGACTCTAGAGTTGGCTCAGATGAAGGCCACATCGAAGGCGGCTCCTTCCTAGGAGTAGGCCACATAGATGGGACTCCTTCCTGCCGAGGTGCGGGTACTGGTTCTCCAACTAGGCCAGTAGGCTCTATTACTCGCCGCTGTGTGAGTGGCGGTTCTTCCATACTAGGCCCTGGTGCAAAGAACTGGCGCTGAGGGGCCTCTTCTGCCGCAGACACTTCTCCTATGGTTATCTCTAGCCTATAGCTACCTGGCCTGTACACGTGACGGAGGCCAGAAGCTCTTACCTTCACTGTACTCACAACTGCCACTACCCCAATATGGTCGTACAACTCTATCTGGCAGTCATGAGGCACAACTAGCCTACCTGTCATCTCCTCATCTGCCATGCGAGCAAGAATCACTGCTGCCCGAGTGTTGGCATTAGCCTGGGAGGTAACACTAGGCGCTAGAGCAACTTCAGGTACATCCCCATATAGTGCCTGCTGTGCCGCGTCCTCGGCCTCAGCAGTTATTACTGCATTCCATAGCTTATCTGCCCCTTCATTGGCAAAGAGATAGAGATGGTTAGGAGTCTCTACATTTAGCCGACTAACAAACTCGTAGAAGAAAGGCTTCTGCGCCCTGTAGTAGGTCATGTCTAGCGCATCATCAGTTTCTGGATAGACGACCTCGAACTGCAATGATGCCTTGGGGCGCAGGAAGGAGTAGGTCATCTTTATCAGTGCGTAGACTAGCTCACCTGCGCTCTCAAAAGGCTGGAACTCATTGATGGAGAATGTGGGAATGTAAGTATCAATTACTCCATCATCATCTACTAATGCATTGAGAGTGAAGGCTGGAACAGTTAGAGCCATAATGTAGGCGATGAGGTCATAGACTGTCAGGCTAGCCCCACTAAATCCTGCCACGTACTCGTCATCACCTACTACCGCATCTGTCTTAGCAATGTAGAGAGGAGGATTGCCTAGAGCCAGAATCCTCTCATTTAGCTTACTCCACATGCCTTCTAGCTCTAGGACTAGTATCTGCCTACCAGCCAAGTAGAGTAGTTGCTGATGCTTCACCCAGAGGCGGGCAGTAGCGGCGTACTCATCTCCAGCACCAGTCGTGTCGCCATAGCCAATCTCTGTCCAGTAGCCACGCAAGTCAAACGCATCGAAGGCACCGTCATAGTTGTTGATTACTACAGTAGCACCATCAGAGTAGGCATTCTCCACATGGTCTATGAGTATGATGCGGCTGCCATAGGCCACAGAGTCAGTGCTGAAGTCGCGGGTAGTAAGGCCATCATAGCTAGTCAGGAGCATGTGGATGTAGGGCGACCTATAGCCTGCCGCCAGCTTCTGAGTGTCGATGAGAGTGGCAGAGACTGTTCGCATAGAGTTAACCGTCTACTCCCAAAGTGTTACCAAAGATACGCTCCCATGCCTTTGCCTCAATGCTCCAAGTCCCTCGCCAAGGCTTGTGACTCTCGCTAACGGCTTCTTGTATCTCATAGTGGTCTGCTGTCCCATCGGCGCGCAAGTGACGAGGATGCGACAACCTCGCCTTCCGCAGCGCAACTCCATCAATATCTTCACCTAATACTGTGATATGATTGCTCATTCTGCCATCTCCGCTATGATGAGCTTCACCTGTACCTCACCAGTACCAACCTTACCGCCTGCTGTACCAATGGTTATCCTATCCCCAGTGGCAATGAGTTGTTGGCTAAGGTCAGCCGTGCGGAGCTTCTTTACATACCCAAGAGATTTACTGACCTCGCTAGTGTAGGAGTCGAAGTAACTAGTGTCTGTTGTGCCGTCACCCTGGATACGCCCTATACGTATCGCCACGCCAGCATCTCCACTGCTGGCCTCAGTGTAGAGTACAGTATAACCTAGCAAGGCACAGGGCTTGTCGGCATGGAAAACTATCGTGTCAACTGCCGAAGCCGAAAGGTCAAGAGGCGCGATGAGTGCAGGCTCCTGATCTCCAGACAGTGCGGCAACATCTCCACTGCGTATATGAAGCGGAACAGTTAGGTTACCATGAATATGGTTGTTCTTAAGCGATAGGCTATCAGTAATGTTCTGCTGGAAGTAGATACCTCGATCTTGTGTCTTGCGACTTGTCACAAGAGCATTCGCGGCTACGGTATAGGTATTGGTAAGGTTGTTTACCATAGTCAGCGTATTAGTCTGGGTATTGATGGACGCAATGATATTACTTTCAGTATCAGGGGTATCGTCTGAGATAGTGACAGCCTCACCTAGCTCAAACTTGTCGTCGGCAGTCACCACCACATCTTTCTGTCCACTCACAGCGTCTGCTGTCAGAAGGGATGTAGGAGTACCCTTTAGCGCAAAGATATGACAGTTAGCAATCGAGATGCGCTTCAGGCGTGCCGTGCCGGTAGTAGCGTAATCCCCAATACCGTGTGACTTGTAGCCAGCAGTGGCATCACTGACTCCATTGTCTGAACACTCCACACCATCAATCACCACGTCTTGGATGTCGGGGTCTGTCCCAGACACGGGAGAGGTGTTTATTGCGATGCCATCCTCATAGTTCAGACGATATATGCCACCGACTATACAGGCACCGCGATAGGGAGTTAGCTCCCCCGCGCCGTTAACAATCCGCGCACCATCTCCCTTGTTCCGAAGGCCAAAACAGCCCAGTAACTGAATTCCTTCTGCCGCAAAGGCGAATCCAATCTGGTTCTCCACCGCTACGCAGCCTGTAAACACCCAGTAGCCAGAGGAGTAGGAGGGCATGAAGCCAGCCTCGGTATTGCCGTAGGCTCTAGCACCAGTCACACGAACTTCCAGTGCGTTGCTCCCGTGGACACCCTGCTCACCATTGGAGTCGAAGCGTCCGCCGATAATATCAAAGTCGCGCAGTAAACGTAATCCTAGCCCCTTAGTGCCAGAATCGTGGATGTAGAGGTCACGAGCAACACCTCGGCAGACCGAGATGAGATCTTCGTTCACTGAGGCGTTGATACGACAACCTGCGGCATAGGCGTTCTTAATCTCGACGCCAATCAACTTGATGTCAGTGATACCATAGAAGTCTAGCAGATGAGAGCCGCCCGCCTGATTAGCCTTGTTCCCGTTGATGATACCTCCGATAATCTCGATGTAGGAGTTCCCTGCTGCCTGGTCAGAGTTCTCAATCAT